CCGACTTCCGATGACAAACGCTTTTCTATGACCGCCACAATCACCCCCGTGATATAGTCCAGTGCCATAAACGCAATCAGCGCCCAGAACAGTCCGTTCACCTCGCCGTACATAAAGCCCAGCACTGCCCCGACAGCACCTGCTATGCTGTCAATAATTATCTGTATCTTGCTCATTTTTTATCCTTTCCGCCTATTCGGCTAAAAAATCTTCTATTGCTATCATCTCGGCAGGTGTCAGAGCGACATCAGTCGAGAGAATATCAATCTTCTCGGATATGTCAACATCGATGTTGAGCAGTTCTTCAAGCTCTGCGTTGCAAGCATCTACGTTTTCGGGGCGGATAACGTACTTCTCGCCGTCCTGCTCACCGTATTTCTGCAATAGCTTCTGACGCTGTTCATTGTACAGCTTTGTTTCTTCGTCGATACGCCTTGCCAGCTTTGCCACAGCATACGACTGTATGACTGGCAGTTCCTTGCTCATCAACTTACTTATGACGGGAATCGCGTTTACTACAGTTGATAATTTCATATATCCTCCTTATTCTGCATCCTGGGCGGTATATACTGCGGTCTGAAACTCCGTATAATCCGCTCTGACTGTGGTTTTGTTTTCTTCGTACAGCACGGCGTTCGATACAGTCATACTCACGGTAGCGGTTTTGTCCGCACGGATCGTAGCGCTGAAATACGCAACGGTCTGTTCGTTGCCCTCTCCGTCAGTGATGTAGCTTGTACCGTCAAACTGTGTTGTTTTGTTACTTCTAAGCATAATTAACTCCTTTCGCTTAGTGCTTTCCTTAATCTTTTTATTTCTTCCCACATAATAGGGATGAATTGCTCATATGCCAGTGCGTAATGACTGCCGTCGCCGTTTATATCACAGAAACCCGCAAAATCATTTGTGGACAGTCCGCATTTTTGCAATGCCGATAGAACATCTTGCGCGATAAATCCGTAATTTCTTGCGGTAGAAGTGTCGCCGTTATAGAAAAACGACTTTCCACACAAAAAATCAAACAGATTTTCCGAGCCACTCGGCAGATCGGATATGTGATTTTTCACACGCGCGTCCGATGATACCGTTATCGACCTATTTGAGGTTATGGAGTTTGTTCCTGATATCGATACGGTCTTTCCGTACATGTTCACTGCGCTATCTTCCTGTCCAGCATATACAAGCTTGTCGGTAGCATTATATAATTGGCGGAATGCATAATATTTTTCTCCCCCGTGCGTGACACCTATTCGTATTCTGTCAGGCATCGTAAAACAATACTTTTCAATTGTTGCGACAGAATCAAAATTAACTCCGTTGTTAATCAGGATTCCTAAATCTATTTTACTCCCCGCAGTGCTTATACGCCCGTTGTTATCGATAGATGAGAGATATAATCCGCCATCTCCATAAGTACCATTATCATCGTGATTGAACAGTGATAACGTATTGCCATACAAGCGCCCCATGTATTTCACATTATTTATCAATTTTTGTGTGATTGATACAAATGTACCACCGTCAGAAACCATCCCACTTGTAAATTTTCCTCCGTTTATTGTTATATTTCCGCTCGTGTCAATCTTAAAATTCTTACTATCCCAACTTCCATCAGACAGTGATAATTTCGTGCCACTCTTTTCTGCTACATAATTAGTGCTCTTTATAATGCCACCTACAATCATATCACCTTTGATTTCGGTGTTGGCTATTATTTTCAACGCTTCGCTTGTCAGCGTCATGCTACTTGCCGATGTACCCGATTTTACAAGCCACGATATTTTGTCTGCTTTCTGCTCTACCTCTGACACCTTAGTATTCGTCGCATAAGTACTTTCAACGGTTGCTTTAAAGCCGTCTACCGTCTGCTCTAGCGTTGACTGTTTACTCGACAGAGCTGTTATATCAGCTGCTGTATCCTCAGGAGCGGGCGACCAGTCAGTCGGCTTGTTGCCTTTTTCAAGCTTTATGCCGCAGACTTCTATATAGTTTCCTGCCGCCGTAGGTTGCAGATATATTCTCGCACCCGAATATATCCCGGTGCTTTGCGGCGAAAATTTAGCCGTAAAGCTGATATACTGCCATTCGTCCGAGATAATTATATCCTGCGTATTACCGCTGTGGTCGGTGGTCGATTTATAGAACGGCTGTAACCTGCACGGAACCCCCTCCGCCGAATTACTGCGTATCCAGCAAGAAAGAGTATATAAACTGTCTTTGTCAAGCGGTATATTATCTTGTCCAAGAGTCGCTTGACCGCTTTCATCTGTAGAAGTCAGTCGTATCCCTTTGCTTACACACGATATCGGCGTGTCGGTGATATCAACGGTCTGTATCGTTCCCGCCGTTGAGTATTTTCGCCAGTGCCCCTTGCTGTGACCGCCGTAGCCGATAACCGCATCAGCAGTTCCGGTGACGATATTTCTACCGCCTATCTGTATATTATCGACCGTCGATTTCGTAGCGTATGTTTCCGACACCGTTGTACGAAAGCCCGACAGGTCGCTTTCCAGCGCGGAAGTACGGGTACCGATACTGCCTATGCTTGCAGTCAGTTCAGTAAATTTTGCATTTATAGTCTGAGATGTTCCGTCTATGACGACCTTACTTGTATTAAGATAGGTGCTGTTATCGGCGTTGATACCGTCAATAACGCTCGAAATGTCCAGCTTACTGCCGCTGATATGTGCGTCATCTGCCACCATATCATTTTTGATAATACCGCTCTTTATCCCGTCCTCGTGAAGCCCGTCATAAGAAGTAAACATTATCTTACCGTTCGCATCGGTAACGTAAATGCCATAGTCGGATTTACCGTCCTCGCCTATCTGGACACGGACGGTATTATTTACATCCTTGATCTGTATTGTGTTTCCGACTATCTGCAATTTTCCGCTGCTTGATTTTATCGTAAAATCATCGGTTTCGATGGTCTTTGACCGGAAGTTTGCGGCTGTAAGGTCCTTTATCAGCGCAGTCGCTATTTCCGCATTTTCGGCAGTCAGCTTTATAGATGTCAGTTCACCCGTGCCGGCTTTGCCTGACAGCAGAACATCTATGTTTGCAACATTGGATTTCAGTGATTTAAGCGTTGCCGTATCGGCTAAAAGCGTATCAATATCCGCTTTTTTTGCATACAGCTGTTCAATGTCTGCTTTCTTTGCCGTCAGATTGTCTATTGTGGCTATCTGTGCGGTAAGCTCGGTAATTTCTGCCTTTGCGGCATAGACGCTTTCGAGATTAGCTATCTGTGCATTAAGCTCTGTGATATCCGCTTTTTCAAGCAACGCCTGCTTTGCGCTGACTATATCGGCAGTTATGCGTTCGGCTTGTTTCTGTGCAGGCGACTTGTAGCTTTCGCTACTGTCCGCAGACTGTTCTTCGGCAGGTGCTTCTATTATCATGGAAAGTCCACCGTTATACGTCATGGAAATATTAGCGGCAGGGATATTCACAGTTTCTCCGTCATAAGTTACGCTCACTATATCCCACGCATCTATCAGCATATTGCCAAGCCTCAACGGAATTTCGCCCGTGCGGTATTTAAAGCCGCTCAATGACTTCTGCACTGTGTTTAGCTGATTTTGCGTCATAAACAGGCAATCGTATGTTATTGTAGTACCTGTGCCAACTGTGTAATCTCCGCATACCACACGTCCGACTGTAATATCGTCGGTAGCAACTGTGGGTGTGTCAAAGCAGTTTTCGGACAATTGCACCGTAGTGTCAAACCACTTGAAAATTATCTTACCGGTACGGTCACAGACGGTGAACTTGCCGTACAGCCCTGCGATATACCCGATTATTTCACGGCAGGTATAGCCCTCAGGCTTGTCTTTTATCGTTATCGCCGCAAGCCCCGATGTATCAAATGTCACGCCGCACTTTGTGGCAATCTCCGACAGTATTTTCAGTGTTGTGGACGGATATGTAAGGCTTGAAAAATAGCCTTTTTCCGTCTTCGACATGTTGTCTTCAAGCGTTACGGTCAACCTGCCGTTATTCTTCTCGATTTTCTTCACCGTAAGCACTCCCTGCGGAGCATATTCGCCGTTCACACCGAAATACAGTGTGCAGGTGCTTCCTTTTTTGACCGTTGCAGGAAGCGCCGACAGCTCAACTTTAGCATTTGCTATGACCGTTCCGCCCGGGGCTATGCCGGCACTGCAAGATCCGCCCGAGTAGCTGACGCTGAACAGATCGTTCACCGTTTTGCTACCGAAAATGAGTTTACAGCAGTAAGCGGGTTCTGTACCGTTTAATGCTGTTTTAAACTTGTCCGAAACATTTGTGTACAATTTGTCAACCTCCTTTCTATTGCTCTATCAGGTTTATAGATACACTTTTGTAATAATATCCGCTGCCTGCATACAGCTTACCTGTGGCAGTCAGATCTGTACTGTAAGCGGTTATCTCCTTATACACGCCGTCATAGTCAAACTTTACAGCGAAGTAATCGGGCTTATTCTCAAACAGATTACGCAGGCTCTTCACCTGCGCTTCTGTGAGGAAAGACCATTTAAGCTCTATCTTGTACTTCCAACATAGAACACTGCCGACTACTTTTCCTGCGGCATTTCTGCCGGTGTTGGGTTCCCACGTCTTACAGCGTGTGACGTTATAGCCGTCAATATCGGGCGGCGGGAGCAGAACGCCCTTAACCCATATCAGATTTTTAGCCAAGCGCATTTACCCCCGTTCTGTATGTATTTTCTTTGTTGAGCTGTACTATCAGTCTGTAAAGTGTTTTACCGTCTACCTCACCCTTAGCAATAAGGTTAAGGCCTTTCAAAAATTCAAGTATCTCACGGAGCAGAAGCACGACCTCCGTCATATCTCCGCCTTCGCCGATGATGTCCTTGAGTTTCGATAAAGGTGCTATTACCTCTGGGTCTGTTCCGGCGTTGCGGTTATCGCCAACCATCGCAAGCGTAGGCGCATAAGCAAGACCGCCCTTTGCAAGCTTCGGGATAAGCGGAGGGCTGTCAGGCATTGAGAAATGCCAGTCCTGACCGAGTATATCGCCTATAACGCCCGCAACGCCGCCTACAGCGTCAACAAGCCCTTTGACCGCATTATAGACGCCTGTCCACAGTAGATTGATACCGTCTATTATCAGGTTTATAATACTTTTTATAGTGCCCCATATGCCGTCCCACACGGCTTTTACGGTGTCTTTTATTCCGTTCCACGCCTTATTCCAGTCGCCCGAGAACACGCCCGTTATAAAGTCCAGCAATCCGCCGAAAGTGTCAAGCGCAGTGCCGACAACCGTTCCGATGAACGAAAAAACAGTATCAAACACATTTTTTATCGCATTCAGCGCATTTGAGATAAGCGGTCCTGCCGTTTTTACTATCCAATCCACACACGGTTTTAGAAAATTTACCCATACTGTGTTTATACACTGAATAATTTTCGATATAACGGCGGCGGTTTTTTCGTATATGGGCTTGATAGCCCTATCCCACATAGATTTCAGACTGTCACATACCCACTTTACAACAGGCTGTATCCAGCTTTTATAGACTTTCATCACCGTATCACCGACCGATGTGATAATCGATTTTATCGCTTCCATAGTAGGCTTGCCGTATTTATCCCATACCTTAGCGGACGTATCCCAGAGGTCTGACCATATGCCCTGCAAGGTTTTCAGTATCGGTATTATGCCGGTAGTAAACACCTTGTCGAACAACGGCTTTATCGTGTTGAAAGTAGTAGTCATTACTCCCGTCATTTCAGCCCACTGATCCGTAAGTAACGGCAGTACGGTTGACGTCATCTTCTTCAGTGTCGGGAATATCACCTTATCCCACAGCTTGCCGAAAACGATATTGAGGGTGTCACCCAGTCTGCTTGCGACTGTGCCGACATTTTCAAATGCGGTTTGCAATGCAGGCGTCAGATTATCGGTAATATAATTTTTGAACGGCTCGGCAAGAGTTGCCATATCACTCCAAGCTTTGCCCATATTGCTTTTGAAGCCCTCTATTACCGGCAAAAACTTCGCGCCGATCTCTGCAAAGACAGGCGCAAAATTTGTATCAAAGTACGATTTTGCGTCCGACAATTTGCCTTTCAGATACTCAAACCCCTTACCTATCTGCTCACGGATCTTATTGCCGATATTTTCGGCGGTTTTGTTGCCCTCACTGTCAAGCGCGGCGAGATTTGCCGCACTGCCATTACTGTCACTGCTGTTATCGGAAGCGACATTCATCTCATCAAAATTTGCAAGGAAGCGGCTGTTCTTCTTAGCCGCCGCACCCGCCGCTTCAATCTGTTTTGTCGCTTTCAACGACTGCTTGTACGTCGTGCCGAAAAGCCCCGACATAAAGCTTGCAACTGCTTTTGTCGCTGTGGCAAGTCCGGAAGCAAGCATATTCAGCGCAGGCATAACAGCGTTTATTATCGGCGTAAATGCTACCTGTAGATTGCCCTTTATCTGTTTTACGCTTGCGTCAAACTCCTTGTTTGCACTTGCAGCATTTTCAATGACAGTTTTTACGCCGCGGAATACGGCATAAAGTCCTGCCATAAGGAATGTAGATTTTAAAGCGGACTTCACACTTTTTCCTATGCCGCCGAGAGCCTTTCCAAAGCCATTTGCAGATGTTCTTGCTTTGCCGAAAGAAGCCTGGGCAGTTGTACCTATTTTTTTAACAGGCTTAACAACGGAATTGTTTACCGAGCTTTCAACCTTTTTCGCGGAGCTGTTTACGCTGTCCGCAAGCTTGCCGACTTTTGTTGCCGTTTTATCGAGTGCGGGAGGAGGCTCGGTTGCCTTGTCTATCTTAGCCTTGGTAGCTTCTGCCTGCTGTTGCAGTTTCAGCATACTAGCTTCGACAGTGTTTATCTTACCGATTATTGCATTGCCTTTATCGCCTGCCATATCTTCGTCAGACATCGCCGCCATTTCCAGATGGAGTTGTTTCCACTTCCCCTGCGTAAGTTCTATCTTTTCGGTAGTCAGCTCAAGACTTTTATTCAGACGATCAACAGGATCAGATGAGATTTCAAAATTTCCTATATCTATCTGCGGCGCTTCGGGCTTGTCGGATTTCGGCTGATAATTGTTCACGAAATCCATAGCCTCCTTGTTATAACCCGGAGCGAAACTATTCTTATTGTTAAACGCTTTTGCGAGGTTCTTTGCTTCTTTTTGTGCTTCCTTTACAGGCTCGACAAGCGCCTTTTCCAGCGTTTCGGAAGCCTTATCGGCACTTTCGGATATTGAGCTTTCAAGGGTCTTTCCTACCTCTTCGGCGGGCTTTTCGACCTTCTGCACAGCCTTTTCAACGCTCTGCGTCACTGTCTTTTCTATAGCCTTGCCGACTTCCTCGACAGGCTTTACAGCCTTATCGGCGGCTTTTGCAACACTGTCGGTAAGTGCTTTTTCAGCGGTTTCACCGACCTTATCCCACTGCGACTGAATGCTTTTTTGCAGCGCAGAGAGCTGTTTGTTAAGCTCTGCGTCTATTATCAGCGACAGGCTGATAGTGCCTACTGACGCACCGTTTCCGTCAGCCATTTACTCACCTCCCCCGAATGCCTTTTTTATCATCATTTCAAGAGCCGTTATATCGCTCTGTATCTGTTTTGGAGTTTTTTCCGCAAGCTGTTTTCTTGCACGGAATACCGCCCACTCCCGCCGTATGCGGTTTTCATGCGGCGAAAAGTGTTTGAGCATCTCCTTGTTATCCTCGCTTCGTATCCGCACTGTCTGACCGAGCGGAGTATCATTCATAAGTCCCGATACAAGGCTCAGCCAGTCGGAATAGTGCAGATCGTCCTGCTCGGACGGCAGTATGTGATACTGCTTTGCTATCGACTGCCGTATCAGCTCGCGGTCATACTCGACATCATACCAGACTTCATTACTCGTGAAATCGCTCGGTGTCTTCCTGTCCCGTCATAGCGGATATTACTATCTCAGATAACTTCTGATACGCCGCCCACGGCATATTCATTTCGCTTATCTCCTTAGCGGCGGCAGGCTCGAAAGCCAGCTTGAACATCTCATCGATCTTCTCGATGTCCTTCTTTTCACCGTCATTGTAAAGCGCCATTACCTTCTTGACCGTCTTTTCACGATCGTCTACCTTGTAGACCTTTTCACCGATTCTGATTTCGGGAACGCCTGCAAGTAACTTTTCATCAAGTGTGTACATTTTTGCCATTGTATTTATCTCCTTTATGCTTCAGCGGGTGTGTATGTAGGCATACCGTCCGACATAATGTCGAATGCCAGGGGCGCTACTGCCGTGGAGTCGCCCGACTCCCACTCCGTTACATTTATAACGCACGGTATTGTCAGCGTTGCGCCGCTGGGGAACGTCCACACTACAGTTGTGTGGCTGTCCGCGCCTGTTTTGAGCGCAAGTCCTGCAACATAATCGTTGCCTGCGTCGCCGATATTTCTCTTGCCGGATACGCTGACGGTCAGTGCCTTTCCGGTTACAAGTCTTCTTGTCCAGCCTTCCTGATCGAATGGCTTCCACTCCTCTACATTGCCGTCAATGGAAACTGAAAAGCTCTCCATATCGGCAATCGCCTTAAGATTGCTTGCTTCGCCTGTCCCGCCTGTCGTGTCGATCTTGAACACGTTTTTAAAAACGGGATAAACACCTGTTGTGTTTGCCATTGTTAATTACTCCTTTCATAATAAACCGTTACATCAATAATGTACTCGCAGATACCTCTTTCATCTCTGCCTGCGTTATGCGCCTCACTGCAACTCAAAAAGCCGACCGTGTGCCCCCCGGCAACATAGCCGTGTACATCGGTCAGTTTATCAAGTATTTTGTTTGCTGCACTCTCGGCTGTTGTCGGAGTGTCCGTCCAGTGTATCAGTACGCTGATGTGCTTTTCAAGTGTTTTTGTGCATGGTTTACCGCCTATGCTGATTTTCTTAGGATAGGTGTTTCTTGACGCATACACGCCGATACACTTATCCTGATTTGCGTCTATACAGCCTGCGTATACATTCTCTATGCCGAGAACATCAGCAAGCATATCGGCTGTTTCAAGTAACGTCATACGCCTGTTTTTTCCTTAAAAATTTTTGTGAATGAATTTTTGACAAAATCCTTTTTGTCACCTGTTATATAAGGCTCGAGCCAGTGATCTGTTCTGTTATTACGAAATTTCAACTTTTTGTCGGTTACTTCTTTCTTTATACCGCTCTTTGCCCAAGCACTTCGTGTATTCGGGTCAACCATCAGCTTTCCATAGTAGAGATACCGAGAATATAAAGCGCTGTGATCAATCGTGGCGATGACAGTATTACCGCTTTTTTCCGAACGAACAAATATACCGTTGATAAGGTCGCCCTGGTCAAGCGGTGCTGTGTTCTGTACTTCGGTCACTACCTGCTCCATCGCCGCTTGCGCACTGTCAAGCACTGCTTTTTCAATCTTTGCTATTGCAGCCTTATCGAGCTTTACGGTTACTTTTATCACTATATCAGCTCCAGTCTTGTGTAATTTACCGTCCCGTCGGGGTTTTTAGCCTTTTCCGAGCCGTATATCTTGTACTCTCTGCCGCCTATCTCCACAGTCCCGTCAACTATCGGGCTGTCCGGGGCAATATCACCGCAGAAAAGAGCCTCGCCCGAAAGCGTTATAAGCTGTTTTTCTGCGGATAATTTCTGCCGTGCTTTTTCCGAATGGAAGCATTTACCCTCAAATATGACCGTCCGTTTCTTTGAGCCGTCACGGTTAAGTCCGTCTGTACGATAAACGGTACACGGAGTTGTACAAACCCTTTCGGGTACAAGTTTCGGATATTTCATTATAACCCCCTGTAGCAAAGCCCCGTCTGCAACAGCGTGTTATAAACCTGCCGTGTTGTAGTAACGCCGCAGTAATTTATAACCTTAGAGCTGTCAAATGACATTGACACGCCGCTGATACTATAGGAACTGAGCGGACTGTCAATCAGCTCGGCATTGTCAAAAACAAATGCTGTCTGCTGTGACAGTGCCAGCCTTACCTTATCCTGCTGAAACGCTGTCAGATTATTAAATCCTATAGCTGTTATGCGGTTGAAGGTCAGTGTGTCGATGTCGCTCTCCGCCCTGTTTTCAAGAGCGTTGTACTGCTGTTCGGTTATCGTACTGTCGGGGCATAAGGTCTGAAATTCCGCAAAAGTGAGGTACATTAAGCCTCACCCTTTTTTGTCTTTGCCGCCCTTACCTGAGCAAGCTCATCACGGAGCTTTGCTATCTCCGCCTGAGCCTTTTCATATTCGGCATAAGACACGGTAGCCTGCGGAGAATGCTCCACAGCCCCGTTATCGCCGATGATGTCATAGCCCTGTGCAAGGTATGACTTCTTCTCGGCTTCCGTGATAGTATACTGCTTGTTTGCCTTTACTGCTACCATAGTTCCCTCCTTAGTATGTTACGACTATAGTCTTTGCGTTGCCGGGAGCGGTATTGAATGTTATCACGCCCGATGACTTGTCATAGCTGTAGTCTGTTGTCGCTGTGCCGTCCACAGTTACGCCGATGAGCTTTTCGGGCTTGTCGGTCACTGTGAATGCAGTTGTCGAGCCGTTACCTGTGAATGTCTGCGTCAGAGCAGATACATTCATGATACAGCCGTCAACAAACAGGTGATCTATCGCAAATGTACCGTTGTACTTGCGGTTCTGATAAAGGTAGTTGTCTGCCGTTCTGCTGTCAGAGCCGGGAGCAAACAGATGAATGTATGCGTACTTATCTCTTGACACCTGGCATTCGGGGTCAATGAGAATGTAGTTTATCTGCTTTGCGCCGACACCGGGCTTACAGCCGTCCGTGAAGTCGTACACGGTCTTGAAACGAGCTGAGGGAACTGTAACGATATTGCCGATATCGTCAACAGAATGAATACGTCTGTCGATACCGCCGCCGCTCTTGATGTCGAGCGTTCTCTGAATACCCTCTGCGTTCTTGAGGATCGTCTTATAGTCTGCGGTGACATAGAGTATCATTCTGTCGAGGGGTACACCCTTATCTTCAAGTGTCTTGAGGTTCTCGTCAAAGTCCTTGAGGACGTTCTCGATCGTAAGTTTATCGTGCTTGATCGTTGCACCTACTCTTACAGCTTCCGAGTACAGCTTTGAGAATGTATAGCTGTCGTGTTCGGGGATTGCCTGCGTCCTGTCGAAACGGCTCTGAATATTTGCCAGTGATACAACGGTATCGGTTTCATCAAAGTCCATAGGATCTACTACGAACTCGATAGAACGGTCGTGATCGAGCGTCTTTGTTTCGTAGTTGTTCTCGTATGTACCCTGAGAGAATCCGAGCGAAGCTCTTGTGTGGTCCTTATAGCCGGATACCGACAGAGTGGGTATCTTGATTGTTTTTCCGCCTCTGAGCTGAATATCGGAATTTGAGTGATAGAGAGCGTCAGCCTTTGACTCCTGACCGTAAAGCTCTCTGAGCTGATTGGTATACTGTTCAGCATAGTTGATTGTGTTTGGCATTTTTACACCTTACCTTTCTTACTTCTTTTTCTTGATACCGAATGCGTTATCAAGTCTGCTGTTGTCGGGCTTTTCTTCCTTGTCGGAGCTGCCTGCGCCGACCTTGAAGCCGCCCTGCTTCTTGCTGTCGCCCACGTCAGCCTTCATATCGGGATATTTCTTGACTACCGCCGACAGTGCCGAGTTGATGTCCTCGCTTTTGCCGGACTTGACGTAGCTTTCGGCAATAGCCACAGCATCGTCCATACAATCGGGCTTAACGCCGAGCGACATTGCGGCTATCTGTGTTTTCAGCCTTAAAATCTCCTCGTCCTTTGCATCGGGAACGGCGGGAGCTTCGGGGGCAGGCTCAGGTTCGGGCTTATCCGCCTTTTCTTCGGGCTTATCGTCCTTCTTGTCCTCCGCCTTGCTCTCATCGGGCTTCTCTGCCGTGCCGTTATCGTCCGTCTGCTTGTTTTCGGCGGGCTTCTCTTCGGGCTTGGGCTCGTCCTTCTGCTCCGCTGCGGGAGCGGGCTTCTTCTCCTCTTCGGGAGTTTTCTTTTCGGGTTCCATTGCTTTACCTCGCTTTCTTTGATTTTGGGTATAAAAATACCGCCCTCGTGGAGCGGTAAAATTATCAGTCTTTATTTGTAAAAGTAATCGGTATAATCATTTCCGGCAGAAAATTCATTTCATAATGATATTTATCAACGTAAGCACCGCTTACGTCTTCCACTGTGTACATTGTCCAGTCATTCAAATACACATAATCAACCTTGTACACGTTCGGAGCAACTTCTATCGTTACAACCAGCTCGTTTGCTTCGTTGTTTGAAATAGAAAAATTACCAATAAGCTCAAGTACAGGTTTATCGCTTCTTGCGTTTATAACCGACAACCGCCTTGTCACATTGAAGTTATCGGCTTCTTTCTGCACATTGTACGTCACTCTGTCAGCTTCCGTGCAACCACACAGAAGAACCGCCGTCAGTATAAATCCGGCTCCGGAAATAATGATTTTCTTAATTTTGTTCATACTAAAAATCCTTTCGTTCGTATTTTAGATATAAAAATACCGCTCCAAAAGGGGCGGTATAATTATTAAGTTTGGTTCTGATTTGCGCCGAACTTCACAAAAAACGGCTGTTTTTGTGAAGTTGGTGTTTAAAATCAGCTATTTATGAGTGCTAATACGCTTTTTAGAAAAGTTCTATCCTTTCCTGTAAACTGAGGGAACTTATCAAGCTCTGACAGCTTGGCTCTCCTTGCCCACCCGTCTTTGTCGATGTACTCGATCACGGGTGGGTCTGTTTTTTCTTCGGATACCTTACCGGTGTGGAATGTATCCTCTTCCACTCTGATTATAATCCGCATTGCTTACTCCTTTCAAAACGGGATACAACAAAACCGCTCACTGCTGTGGGCGGTTAGGTCAAATATCAATATTAACTATTCGTCTTCTTGCTGTTTTGCGGTTGAAATCTCGTTCCCATTCTATCGCCGTACGGCGTATATCTTCGGGTGCATCATCTTTTAAAAAGCGTCTGCCTTCTGGGAATTTTAGCTCTGTCCATTTAGCAATCTCTAATGGCATTTCCTGCATATTATACACCTCCTGTAATTATTCTGAAAATAGCCTTAATGGTTTTTGGTTAATCATCAAGATAAATGTTGTTTTTTCGAGTTTTGGCATAAAACTCAGCATATTCTTTAAGAAATCTTCGCTCAATATCTTCAGGAGTATCGTCATTTATAACCACGATATACTCATCTTCAAGAACTATATGCCCTTTACCAGATTTAAACTGTTTTTCTATGCCTCTTGGGAAAACACTACAATATCCATCAGCATACGAAAAGCAATTACTTTTTCGAGCAGGATAACTATAGTTATACATTACGCCAACTCCTTTTTAAAATAATTTACAATTGCATTTCCAACTCTTGATTTTGTTTTTCCATAATAATAATTTCCGAAACTTTGAGCTATCAGCTCATCAGGATTTCGATAGGTCATTCCACCTAATTCGTTGAAACAAATCTCGTCTATTTCCTCTAGTTCTTCATTGGTAAATGCGGATATATATATTTCCATCTTTATCTTTTGAAGCTCTCTTTCGAATGTCAACCTCTTTATAGGCAACAAAACTTCACCATATTTTATGTTTGCTCTCTTCATAGCAAGTATTTTATGAATTGCGTGACCTAACTCATGACAAGCAAGACTGCCAACATTATCTGTCTGATAACTTACTTTATTTTTGTAATCGTCCGATAACTTTTGGCGTAAAAGTGAATAATCAGAGCAATACTGCTTAGATAATTTTATTACGTTAATTGCACTGTTGTTTCTGAGTCCGTTTACACCAAGGGCATCATACAAATCATCATATTCTATAGGCTCAACCTGATCTTTAATAACAGGGAAATCCTCAGCTACTTTTTCAACAGCCTTATTGACATCACTAATAACTTCTTTGGGAATATTAGATTTCCGTTCAGTTTTTATTATATCAGAATTTGGATATTTGTCAACACCCTCGCTCATAATCTTCTTAGCTTTTGGGCTATCCTGCGTCACTTCCGGTAACTGCGGTGTTGTGTTCTCGGGCAGTTTACTCATAGGCGCTTCTTCCGTCCTCGGAGCTGCCTGCTTCGGCTTGCCCTCACCACTGTAGATCTTCTCTCTTGAATAATCTCTGCGGAGAACATCGTCATGCTCTTTGATAAATTCTCTGAGCTTGCCTTGCTCTTCACGGAGCTTACGCTTATACTCCTTGACCTTCTTCTCGTCCTGCGTACCTTCAGCCTTGCGTTTGAGCGCTCTTATACTGCGCTCCATAGCACGTTGCTTTTCTTCGAGTGCTCGCTGTTCCCGTATCTTCTCGGCAGGAATCGGCTGAGGTATCTTTGTAAGCCCCTCTATGTACTGCCCCATAGTATGACGGCAGTTAGGGTGGAACAGCCCGCCTCGGATAGCCACAGACAACAGCATAAAACACTTGTCACAGTAGTTTGACTTGCCGAAGTCGCCGCTTTTCTCGCCGTTCCATATTGTGAACACATCATCAATGTAAACCTTGCCTTGATACGGCTCGCAGGTTTCCGAGCAACCGCCGTACTGCGATATAAGCACGGTGTCATAGCCCAGCTCCGCAAAGCGCTTAGCCGCACCCTGCAATGTTGCCCTTGTGAACGTTGTGCGCAGTGCCATACGCACATAATCGGCAATATTAACTCGCCTGCCGCCTGCGTATACGATACAGTTTATGCCCTTGTCTAGAAATTCTCTTGTTGCAAGGTCAATTGCTTCCGTCAGTGTCAATGAGCCTGAGCCCATCATAAGCTGTACCCTGTTCAGCGTTGTACGGTAAACATCGTTCATATTACGCACAGCGGCGGTTTCAACTGTCTTTTCAAGAGTAGTTATATCGTCCATAAGCCTTTTCATTTTTGGGGTATTAACACCGAAAAAGTGATCGCTAGGTATTGCTGTAGGTGTATTGAGAATGTTTGCACCTTTTTCAGAAGCTTCAATGACCGACTGTTCCGCTACCTGCTCACCCTCACGGAACTGCTCAATCATAAGCTGTCGGGTTTCTTTATCGATAACGTCAATATACTCTCCCAAAATATTCTGATTTTCCTTACGGAATTTATCAATATTTTTGAGCTTTTCAGCCTGCCACGCTGACCATTTAAAGCCTTCTTTCTGTTCTTCGGCTTTATGCCGTGAAAGATTGCGCTTTAAAGAAGCAATAAGCCGTAGTTCCATCTCTTCAAATATTTTGGCGATATCTTTATAATCAAGCATTTTCATCACCTACCGCAGACGTTATACCGCCGGTAAGCCCCTTTTCCCGCATTATGCGCTTGACTTCATCAGCTTTCCAGGAGTCCTCTTTAGAGCTGCCCCACAGCTCCTCGACCTGCGTTTCGACCGACATAATACCGTAGGTACTTGCCTTGCCCACAGTTTCAACACGGCTGTCAAAGTCGGGCGCACCGTACTCACCGAAATCAACGCTTACCTCGTATTCTTCCGGGGCTTTTCCCTGCATATTGTCGTATGTTTTTAATACAGCGGAAACAAGCTCAGGCAGAGCCTTTTCAAGCGCCGTTGTGATGGTATTTCGGGTGTTGCCGGTTACGTCCTTTTTCTCTCGCTGAGCGTCTGCGGATTGCATTTTTCCGACATCTATACCGAGCGTGGCAGGCGATACAAGTCCTTGTAGACACATAAGCAGGCAGTTTGAATACGATGATACAAATGCGTCATACTTTATGTCTGGCTGGACGACCTCGATCTTCGGGGTAACGCCCTCCTGCAACGGCTGACTTATCGTGATGTAATTGTTGCCGAACTGGTTGAGCTTTCCGACCGAGCCGTTCTCGGCGTTGCGGGGTATCATATTATCGGGTATGTACTGCTTCACACGTCCCATTCTGATTGCGTCCCACCACTGCGAGATAACCTCGTCAAGAGCGTCAAAGCAGTCGGATTTACCGCCGTCAAATATACTCTTGCCCCTGTTAGGATACTTCTTTGAAGCGTAGAACCTGAGCGGTACAGCCATTATATAATCCCCGGAAAACTCTACCCTCGGTTCTATCCCGGCAAGGCAAGGAATACTGTCAAGGCTCACCTCGTGTCCGCTGTGATCGTACAAACGGCTTTCAATATAACCTCTGCCGTAATGCTCCTCGAGCTGATATATTCTGTTGCCGTTTTCGTGAGCACTGCGGAATATCACTTCCGACAGCACACCTCTCAGATAACGATATTCAGTCTTATCAGCTCCCACAAATTCAACAATAGGCATTGAAGACAGCGTATCATCAACAGATATCTTGAAAGCGCCGTCACCCTCAACGAGCGTATCTACTATTGCCTTTCCGACAAGTGCGGTAAAGTCGGTGTTCTGCGATATATCCTCAAACGCCGCTCTGCCTTTTTCGCCCTCGACCGCTATATCGTCCATATCCGAATAAACGATATATGCGAGCGTATCGGCGATTATCGCAGGCAAGCCGCTGTGTATCTTGCGGACTTTCTCGTTATCGGGAACGCTCCCCCAGAAAGAATTTGTGCCGCAGCCGAGCTGCTTGAAGAACTGCGACAGCTCATAAGCGTCACCTCTGTACCACAACTTAGCACGGAGAATATCCGCCATAAGCCCTGTTCTTTCGTTCAGGACAAAGGTCTGCTCCGATGCAGGATTTATATTGAGCCAGTTCAGAAACATCTGTCTGACTTTCTCTCCTATGTCAAATTTCATCTGTTTTCACGCTCCCTATAAGTGATTTGAACGGTAGCCAGGCATACTGGCAGGAGTTTATGCAGTGATCGTTGCCGTCCTCCGGCTCTGCCTTATCCTCTTTCCAGCTGAATATGTTAAGCTCCGCTATGTAATTTTTGCAATGTTCCAGGATATAAAAATCACCTGCCGCCAGCCACGCTGACTGCAAGTGAATACGGTCTATTATTTTCGTTTTCTTGAACGCAGGTATGAAGTTATACAGGCTTCCCGAAAGCCGCTTGAACTTCTGACATTCGAGTATCGTTGCCTGATCTGCACTGTCTATGTAGACATCTTTCGCAAAGCCCCACAGCTTGCGATTTCTTTCAAGAAAATCGGTAAAGATTTTCGGAATATCGGACGGTGTAAGCGGCACACAGCGGTCACGATTGTTGTATGTTTCCTCGTCAAGCGTTACACATTTGCGGTCCGCCGTGATCCCCACAAATGTAAATGCTATCGTATCAGGTGAGGACTGCGAGTAGGCTGTATCTAAACCCGCCGAAAACCGCTCGAATTTAAAGCCTTGCGCCGTACCGAGTGAAATTATATTACGGGGTTGTAAATCGAAAACAAGCCCCGTTGCACGCCCTCTCAAGCCCAGTATCTTGTTCTTGTACAGCTTAGTACCCTTCGGGGCTGCAAGCATCTTTCGTTGTATGTCCTCATCGGTCAGCGAAAGATTATCACGAAAAGTAAAGAACCAGTACCGCCAATTTGGCACAGGTTCTTCCGTAAGCTCTTTCATTATCTCCGCAGGCACGTCACAGGCGTATTTTTTGTATGGACGTGAACGGTTGACAAACTCTTTATACACCGGCAAGCCCGGATCATCGGGGTTCAGGGTAGCCATAAGGTAATCATTTCGGGTAGACATCTCACGGACAAACTCTATATCGGCGGTATTTATCTCGTCGATATAGACGCACCCGAACTGAGCGCCAAGTGCCATCTGCCATTTATCCTTGTTGTCATATCCGAGAACATAAATTATTTTGCCCTCGAACTTGATATGCGGCAGTTTATAATCCTTATCGCCGTTGCCGAAATACTTTGCGTTTGCGTGAAGGTCAAGAATGCCGTTGTCCTGCTGAATAATCGTTTCTTCTGCCTTGCCGGTTGTCTTTGCGGCGATAACGTGGAGCTTCTTTCGGCTTGCCGACACCATACGCATGAACTTTACGCCTGCGCCGACGGTTGTTTTTCCGCTTGCGGTAGTCCCTTCGAGAAAGTCCGCTGTCACATTATGCACGCTGTTGATGAAGTCGATATATTTCTGCGACAGAGGGAAACTACTCGTCAAGCCCCTCACCGCCTATCTGAGCGAATACGTCGGAGAGCTTGTCAGAAGTCCTGACTTCTGCCTGTATCTTAGTTGTGTACTCCCCCGTCATCTTATTCAGCGTGTCTATTGCTCTGATACGGTCAGCAGGGCTATTTTTGCCGTTCTTTGCCATATCGGATAACAAAGCCTGTCGTTCACGAGCGGTCATTATGCGTGCGGTCTGGGCGTCTTCGGTTAATTCACGGATATAGTCTGCTATGTTAGTATTTTTTAGTAATTTGTCAGCGTTCTGACCTGCGTATTTCTCGCTGTATCCTGCCTGTATCGCACTCTGGGCGGCGTTACCGCACTGAGCGTAGTATTCGGCGAATTTCTTCTGTCTTTCGGTCACGGTAACACCGTCCTTTCTGATTAAAAAATGCCTGGCATGCAAACTGTTCCAGGCATTTAGGCGTTTTAAACAAATTTGGTGAATGTTAATAAAAATGCCCGACACTCAAACTGTGCCAGGCGTTCAAATATAAATTTAGGCGTTTTAAACAAATTTGGTGAAACATTTTTTAATTTTTTGGTTATGTTTCACAATATTTAATAGAAAGCTTTATTGAAGATGTCTATAGACATCTTCAAGCATTTGTGTTAAAATAATAAGTGCCAAGAGGCAAACAACAGCAAAAGGAGGTGTGCGATGTTATGTATAATACTTGTATTATAAATTCATCTTAAACAGGAGGTACTTTATTATGAAACGCAAAAAATCGAAAAGCAAAGTTACAAAAGCGAGTAGGAAACTGTCAAAGGCGTTCGTAACGTTTCTCACAAACAAGAAATGCTTGAAAAAGCTCAAAAAAAAGTTTGTTGAAATTTTTGTCATTCTTGTACTTGTTCCAACTCCTATCCTTACAACGTGGATTGGGCTTAATGAAGACAACCCTAAAACACCGATCATGGACGTAAAAGTGATAGTAGCAGACACCATCTTCTACAGCGAAACAAGCGACTAAGCTTGACTAATACCAGGCATCCATTTGCCTGGTATTTTTATGTTTTCTACTCGCTTATGATATTTTTCATTATACACTATCCGTTTTTGATTGTCAAGCACTTTTTGTTTTTTTTCTATTTTACATAATACCACAGAAAAAACGAACAAAACGAACAGCCTTACAGATTTCTTTTGATAAAGCGGTCATGAGCCATCCGTATCGTATCAGCTGTGTTGTCCCCGCCTATATCCATAGCAACGGCATTCCAGCTCTTACAGCAGACGTGGCGCAGATACATAGCCCTGCGTACAAGGCTGTCATCAACCGTCATTATGTACTCGGTAAGCTCACGCTCCTTCGCTTCAAGCTCTGCCTTTTTCTCCGCTATTATTTCCTCGATTGACCTCGTGTTTTCCACTCTGTCCTGCACTCTGTTGCTTATTCCGCTGTTGCAGGGAACGGCATCAAACTGCGGAGAACCGACAGGAGATTTATTTCTTATGCGTTCAAGCGCCCGTTCCCAGAATTTTATCTCATCACGAAGTGAACGGATGCTGTGGAGTTCTTGTTTGGTCATGTTTCCTCCTCTTCCCGAACCGCCTCATCGCAAAACTCTTTTGCAGAACAGTCTTTGCAATCTTCTGCTATCGGATGTCTACACCAAAAACCGCACTCTTTTACTAAAGCAACTCTGTCTTTCGGATCTGACCAGTCCATTTCTGTTTTACCTTCGACGTAATACTTGTCCATTTGCGGTACTCGTCTTACTTCAATATCGCAGAAATTTGCACCTTCACAGCAATCGGTAATTAATGCGGCTGATTTTGCTTTGCCTCGTGTTTCAGCAAAGACGACTGTTGCCCTAAAATTAACAGTTTCTTTTGCAAACCAAGCTTTCATCATGCTATCTTCTCCAATTACCTCCGCTATCATATTATCCATAAGTTCCTCAAGCTCCTCTGGCGATATTCTGTAAGTTACAATGCGATTGCCAAGTAATGTCGTTGTCGATTCACTTGCCGTCTGCTGAAAACGGCAGACAAACTCTCTGATTGTGTCTGCGTTGCTTCTGTCGGGAATTTTACGCCCACAGAACAGGCAGGTTTCCGTTGCGGGTTTGCGTTTAGTCATTGTTTGCCTCCTTTCTCTCTTGCACATTCCAGCTGTGTATAAGCCATTTTTACACCTCGTTTCCTATGACCTTGCCGTTTCTATCTATCTTAGCTTTTTCAAAATCAACAATAAGACCATTTTCAGCTTTAAAACTTTTTGACATAACGTTTACGCCATTAGGCGCACTGCCTATCGCCGTGATAATAACAGCTTCGTCAAAGTTGTTTGGCAAAACAATTGTTATAGTTTTCATTTTCTTTTCTCCTTATCCATCTTTGCTCCGCAATTGTAGCAGTATTTCGTTTCTTGACAGCTAAACATTTCACAAACCGAGCATTTGTAGCAGATGAGATTTTCAAGTTTTCCTGACATTGACACTCTGTCGCAAACATCTGCTTCCCAATGCCCGTGCCTTACTAGCTCAACATCAGCTGACGGCGCGTAAGCTATCGCCATTAAAATCATCGGATTTTTGGTGATGTTTTCTTTCGTCCAAGACTTAAAAGCCTCTTTTTCAAGATATTCGGGCATTCGTTTCGCCTCCTAGCAGTTCTGGATTATCGTAAATGTTGCCGATAATCTCCATAAGTTTTGCAGGCACCTCAAGGCAAAATTGCCAAGTTTCGATATTTGATATTTTAATGCCGAAATATCCGCTTTCGCCTCTCGTTTCAAAAACAACTTCGTGAAATTCTTTGTTTGTTGCTCTGTTGGTGTTTGTGCAATATACAACAATATCCCCCTCAAAAATCTTTGTACCGTTCTTGTCGGTCAGACCTGTGTACTGTCTTACGGTTTTGGGGATGACTTCGTAGCAATCAGGATAATACTCTCCGCAGTCTGTTTCTGCATAACCCGTATATATACGATGACTCACGCCGTTGAATGAGCAGTAGTAACCATCAACCCACTCGTCGTTTTCTACTCGCTTTCCACGAAATAAAATTTCTCTCATCTTTTCCTCCTATAATCCTCCCACGCCATAGTAACGCAGGAAGCACTGCCTTTAAATCTGCTTATGATTGCTTCCGCCGTTTCCCTGTCACCGCTCACCGTCAATTTTTCTATCAGAGAATCG